TGAATGGTGGGAGCAAAACGGAATAGACCACTGGAATACGTGCGGATCTGGTACACCATGCGTTGATACAGAGGAGGCCATGCAGGAATGGATTGATAACGTACAGGCTGTAATGGATGCAGCTAAATTGATAGTCACAGACTTTAGATGTCTAGCCCTGCACCAGTACGACCCAAACACAGAAGCCTACGCAAAGATACATGAAGCATTGGCGTTATTGGAGGGTCACGAGTGAACATATTTTATTTAGACCGTGACCCACACGAAGCCGCGAGGCTACAGTGTGACCGACACGTGGTAAAGATGATACTGGAGACTGCTCAGTTACTCAGTACTGCCCACCACGAGTTAGACGGGGAGTCACCAGCGTACAAGGCCACGCATAAGAATCACCCTTCAGCGGTCTGGGTGCGGTCTAGTGCTAACGCTTACGTCTGGGCATGGCACCACCTGAAAGCCCTTGGGAGCGAGTATGAGCGACGTTATCAAAAGGTACACAAGACTATACGTGAACACTTAGAAGCTCTCTGTGGGCTTCCTGTGGCCTTACAGAGCGATGTGTCACCCTTTGTAGACCCTCCTCAGTGTATGCCTGACGAATGCAAGAGGGTTGACCCTGTACTAGGTTATCAGGTATACTATAACTTTAAGGCTGATGATTGGGACGCTAGGGGCATCCCTATGAAATGGTACGGACAGGAGGCAGTGTGATATGTATAAAGTATTAGGGGTAATGTTTGCAATTGTCACTGCGCCTCTGTGGGTGCCTTTGGCTGTGTACATAGCACTGACCTATCACTGGACTGATACAGTACCCTCGGAGGATGAATAATGGAACCAGACTTAACACAAGAGCAGATGATACAGGATTTATCAGAGTTTGAGCTTAACTTTATAGACTTTGCAACGGTGGTCTCTATGGCTAGGACTGTGATACGACAGAAGTACAGGGACATGAGCTATAATGAGCTTATGAATTCTTACGACAAGATATTTGGAGAAGATTATGAGGTGTAAGGCTTGCGATGTAATACTAGATGATATTGAGTCAGTTAAGAAGGATTCCAGAGGGTTACACTACGATATGTGTACAGAATGTTTGACAGTTTCTATTGCTACTCACTGGGAGCTAGAGAATACCGAGTCAAGCACTGATGATGGTATTATTTTACAAGATGATGTCTTGCAATTACAGGAAAACTATGATACAATAATACATAGTATTACAAAGGAATGACTAAATAATGCTTTTGTATATCATAGGAGCCTTTGTTATATCTTTTGTATTCTTTTATTATGTCTATAGAAGATAAATAGAGTATTACTACATTAGTCTACTGTAGTACTACATTAGTACTAAATTAGAGAGGAGGGTTGCAAACGGTAAAAGAGTGTGTTATACTAAAGGTGTACTTACGGGTACTCAATTTAACAAACGGAGATTGAATCCATGGCTAGTCAAGTTATCGAAGGAACAGTAAACTTTAGCAACGTCACGCAACACGATGTGTACAACGGGCAGTCCACAGGTGCCTTTAGTCTGACCATTACGATGTCAGAGGAGGACGCTAGTACACTCTCAGCGGACGGTGTAAAGATCAAGGAATACGAAGGATCTAAACAGCGTAAGTTTAAGTCTAAGTACGATATTGTACGGGTAGACGCTGATGGTAATCGTTTTGAGGGTGAGATCCCTTATAACTCTAAGGTACGTCTTAAGTACAAGTCTGGTCCTGCTCACCCTGTACACGGTACGCCTACGTATCTAGAGGCTGTAAAGGTACTAGAGCTGCCTGAGATGGAAGAAGGAGCTACAGACTTCTAATGAGTGACGGATTCTTATACCACGAGGAATGTCCAAAGTGTGGTAGTAAGGATAACTTGGCGGTCTACTCTAACGGTGGCCGCCATTGTTTCTCCCCAGATTGTAACTATCACGTAAACGGGAACACAGGCGAGGGCTTAGATCCTCACAGGAGCGCGGAAGCAGTGACAAAGGCTAGTAATTTATTCATGGGTGGTGTAGTGTCCCAGATACCTGACAGGAGGCTATCAGAGGCCACCTGTAAGCGTTATCAGGTTACTGTACAGTTTGCCCCTGATGGGTCTATCGACTCTCATTACTACCCTTATTACGATAAGGATACAGGAGAGTTAGTAGGCTCTAAGAAGCGCGTAGTAAAGACTAAGCAATTTAGCGCCACAGGTGACCACAGTAACGTAGGGTTATTCGGCCAGAAGCAATGTAGAGGCTCTGGGAAATTCCTAACGATTACTGAGGGTGAGTTAGACGCTATGTCTGTCTACGAGATGTTTGGACAGAAGTACGACGTGGTGTCTCTGAGGGCTGGAGCTTCTAGCGCATCAAAGGAGATCAAGGGTAACCTAGAGTGGCTAGAGGGTTACGACAACGTAGTCATATGTTTTGACCAAGACAAGGCGGGCGAGTTAGCGTTAGAGCAGATCAAGGATCTCTTTAGTCCTAACAAGTTAAAGATATGTAAACTCCCCCTAAAGGACGCCAGTGAGATGCTCATGGCTAACAGGGTTAAGGATTTTACACAGGCCTTCTGGGACGCCTCTGTTTATCGTCCTGATGGTATCATTGCAGGTAACGAGACATGGGACAAGTTAGTAGCCAAGCGTCAGGTCAAGAGTATCCCTTATCCATGGGAAGGTTTAAACGAGATCACGAGAGGACACAGACCATATGAACTCGTCACTATCACCAGCGGCAGTGGTATGGGAAAATCTCAATTTATACGAGAACTTGAGTACGATCTACTGCAAAGAACTACATCCAACATCGGTGTACTTGCACTGGAGGAGGACGTTGCAACAACAGCACTGGGAATCATGTCGGTGGCATCGTCTAGGCGACTACACTTGGAAGAAGATTCACCTGTCGATGACCTTAGACCGCACTGGGAAGCAACGATGGGATCAGGTCGTTACTATCTTTTCGACCACTGGGGGTCAGCATCAGCGGACGAGTTACTTTCAAGAGTCAGGCATATGGCGAAGGCTTGCGACTGTCAGTACATCATCCTCGACCACTTATCAATCGTCGTTTCTTCTCAAGAAAACGGAGATGAACGAAAGGCGATAGATGAGATCATGACTAAGCTTAGGACGCTTGTGGCGGAGACAGGGATTACTTTGTTCCTTGTGTCGCACCTCAGGCGCTCCTCTGGCACTGCTCACGAGGACGGTGGACGCATCAGCCTACAGGATCTAAGGGGTAGCCAGAGTATTGCCCAGTTATCTGATATTGTCATAGGTATGGAGCGTGACCAACAGAATCAAGACGAGGACATCAGGAACACTACGACGGTAAGGATACTAAAGAATCGTTACTCAGGCGAGACAGGCCCTGCTTGCTGGCTACGGTACGATAAGTTTACTGGACGTATCCACGAGTGTGCTAACCCTACGCCACCTGAGACTGAATTTTGAACAACCTAGTCTACATGGACATAGAAACTGATGGACTCGACCCAAGTGTTATCTGGTGTGCTGTCTGTCTACACAACGGAGAGAGCGAGGTAATATGTAATGAGCAAGATTTCAAGGAGTATGTATCGCGTAAAGCGCCGGTTAACTTCATTTTCCACAACGGAATTGGCTTTGATGTTCCTGTGGTCGAGCGTCTTTGGTCTTTTACTTTTGACAGGAATCTGGTCACTGACACTCTAGTACTGTCTAGACTAGCGGACCCTAGTAGGTCAGGTGGTCACTCGTTACGTAACTGGGGAAACATCTTAGGTTACGCTAAGGGAGATCACGAGGACTGGACTAGGTTATCACCTGAGATGATTGATTACTGTATCAAGGACACTCAGGTCACACAGGAAGTACACAAGCGCCTCATGTTGGATCTGGGTGGTTTTTCTCAGGAGTGCATGGATCTAGAGCACGAGGTACAGTGGGTGATACAGGATCAGGTACGCAACGGATGGCTACTGGATCAGCGTTTGTGTCACACGTTAGCGGCGGACTTCAAGGAGCGTATGTATGCTATTGAAGAGGAGTTACAGAAGGTGTTCCCGCCTATTGTCGAGGAGAGGATCTCAGACAAGACGGGGAACCGCCTCAAGGATAAGGTTACTATCTTTAATCCGGGGTCGAGGCAACAAGTGGCGCAACGACTTGAAGCTAAGGGTGCTGTATGGTCGGAACTCACGCCTAGTGGTAGGGCACAGGTTGACGAAAAGACGCTTGAGGAGAACAAACACATACCGGAGGCTGTGCAAGTCTTAGAGTACTTGATGTTACAGAAGCGTTACGCACAGGTATCCTCTTGGCTAGAGCACGTACAGGATGACGGTAGGGTACACGGGCGGGTCACAACTAACGGTGCAGTTACAGGACGTATGACGCATCAGACCCCTAACATGGCACAGGTTCCCTCTAGTAACTCACTGTACGGTAAGGAGTGCCGAAGTTGTTGGATAGTACCTAAGGATCGTAAGCTGGTTGGAGTTGATGCCAGTGGACTAGAGCTACGTATGTTAGCTCATTACATGGACGATGAGGAGTTTACAAGTGTCCTACTTAAAGAAGACATTCACACCAGAAATCAAGTTGCTTCTGGACTTGCAACACGACCTCAGGCAAAGACTTTCATCTATGCTTTCCTCTACGGCGCGGGAGACGCCAAAATCGGAAGTATCGTTGGAGGAACTGCAAGAGACGGCGGTGAGCTTAGGAAACGCTTTCTACGAAACACACCTGCTCTTGAAACTCTACGAGAGCGAGTTGGACAAGCTTCTAGGAAAGGTTACCTCGTCGGACTTGATGGAAGAAAGCTCTGGATCAGATCAGAACATAGTGCATTAAACACACTGCTACAGGCCGCTGGTGCCATCATCATGAAGAGGGCTCTGGTTCTCCTAGATGACTACGCTACTCAGCATAACATTGATTACAAGTTCATAGGGAACGTGCACGATGAGATACAAACGGAGGTTAATCCAAAACAAGCAGGGAAGTTTGGCTGGCTCGCGGTCGAGTGCATCAAGGCGGCGGGTATATCATTCGACCTTAGATGCCCCCTCGACGGAGAGTATCAAGTCGGAGACACATGGGCAGAAACGCACTGAGGATAACAAATGATTTACACTAAGACAGAAGGTAAGTACTACAAAGATAACCCAGACCGACAGAAGGCTAGGAACGAGGACCGCATGTACGTCAACGGTAAATACATCGTACAGACACATCCTCTGCACAAGGCTGGTCGATACAAGAACTTTGAAGACGCGGCCTTTAGTAGTCTAGAGAAGTACAATAGCTCCAAGGAAGGGCAAGTGTACATCATCGTTAACGAGAGCTTCCCAGAGTGGGTCAAGGTAGGCATGGCTATTGACGCAGAGGACCGCCTGAGTAACTACCAGACTTCCTCACCTTACAGAGACTACGCGTTGTACTATAGCTGGAGCGTTAGTGACCGTAGGGCGGCAGAGCAAGCGGCACACGAGATACTGACGGAGTGTTCAGACGCTAGGAAGAACGAGTGGTTTAAGTGTGACCCAGCTTTTGCTAAACTTATGATTAGGGGTACTATGGAGGAGTTTGAATGAAGGACATTTACACATTAGTAGATGACATCTATAAGGTGGTTGCTACTAAGGAAATACCGGAGGACGTGGACCTCTACGAAGAGATAGATAAGTTCGGGGAGAACTGTAAGAAACTCATGTCTACATTGTTCACTGAGAAACGTGATGGACGTAAGCTACGTATGTCCAACATCGGGCGAGATGATCGCTACCTCTGGAACGCTGTAAACAACTCTGATGTACAGGAGGATATGACTCCTAATACCTACGTCAAGTTTATGTACGGACACTTGATCGAAGAGATGCTGTTGTTTCTCACTAGACTCTCAGGACACGAGGTTACAGATGAACAAAAGAAATGTGAAGTTGCTGGCATCTCAGGTTCTATGGACTGTAAGATTGACGGTATTGTCACTGATGTTAAGAGTACTTCCACTTTTGGGTTTAAGAAATTCAAGGATGGAACTCTTGCTTTTGATGACCCATTCGGATACGTTGCTCAAATTAAAGGTTACGCGCATTCTGAGGGGGAAAGCACGTTCGGCTGGTTAGCCATGGATAAACAGAATGGTCACCTGACGTACCTCATGTACGACTCAGATGACACGCAGGCCCCTGTACACGCTAAGATAGGCTACGACATTGAGGAGCACATTGAACGCATAAAAAAGCTAGTGGAGCAACCAGTGTGGCCCGAGGTATGTCACGAAGTCGTTCCGGACGGCAAAAGTGGAAACCAGAAGTTAGCCGTGGGTTGCTCCTATTGCCAGTACAAACACGTATGTTGGTCAGGTTTGCGTACATTTCTCTACTCAAGTGGTCCCAGATATTTAACAGAGGTGGTAAATGAGCCGAAAGTCCAAGAAATATCCTAATGAGTTTAGATCAGGGTTTGAACATGACGTATCGAAACAGTTACAACCATACGGTTTTAGCTACGAACCGTGGCAAATCGACTACAAAATCGAACGTAAGTACACCCCAGACTTTGTGTACGAACGCGGTGGACGAACTTACCTCATTGAGTGCAAAGGATACTTTCGATCAGGAGACACGCAAAAGTATCGTTCGATCTCTAAGTGCATCCCAGAAACACACGAACTCATATTTGTACTGATGAAGCCTAATCAGAAAGTGAGTAAAAATACG